CTCCCCCACCCTCCCTCCTCAGGGGGAGCTATTTCTTGAATACAGAGTGATGGGCCATCATGGTCGCTGTGTTCTTCGTTGAATATCACTCTGCAAACCAAATTAAATTTAAACTACATATGGGTAAGATAGGAAAAATCTCTACTATTAAGAAAGAGTACAACAATGCACAAATGCAAACCATGCAAGGTGGTCTTGCTTCTAAAGGTATGACACGTATTCCTGGTACAGGAGTGTTCAAGTATCCTTACAAGGAAATTGATGGTCAGTATCGTACAGGATTAAATCCAGATGCTGCATATATTAGACGTATGGGTGATGAGACTGAAAGACAATTAGAAATCGAACGTGTAACTAAACTAAAACAAAGATTAGAAGCTGCACTAGGAGATGTGGATTTAGGTCCTCGTTCTAAGTTCTGGAACTATGGTTTATCAACTGGTATGGATGATATGCTACACGTGCAAGCAGTTAAGTTACAAGATGGTGATAACTACTTTGACTTTACTAACCCAATGCAAGAGTTAGCTTTTGCTTGGTTAAGAGTTCACCCAACTATTGCTTCCAGCTACCAAGCTTGGGAACGTGGTGAATATCCAGCAGATACACAGTTCTATGTAGTAGATGATGAAATTGAGAGTGCAATCATCTTCAAGAAGAAGCAATTGATCAACCGTGCTATTAGCAAGTTTGATGGAATGACTCCTGAGAAGAAACGTAAAGTGGCTCGTTTACTAGGCTTACCTGTATCAGATGATAGTAAAGACGAAGTGGTGTATAACCTAGTGGACAACATCTTAAAACAGACTGAGTTCAAAGATGGTAAATACCAAGGTCTTTCAACAATTGAAGTGTTTGGTAGATTTGCAGATATGCAAGAAAGCCTTCTTCACATTAAAGATTTAGTAAAACAAGCAATTACTCATTCTATCTACAGAGTTAAACCAAATGGTAAGATTTATCAAGGTGACTTTGAAGTTGCTGCAGATGAGGAAGAATTAGTTAAGTACTTGATTGATGAAGATCATCAAGATGATTTACTGGTCTTAGAACAGAAACTTAAAACGAAAAAAATAGCGGCTGTATGATCCCTGTAGATAGTTTATTATATAAGATTGATCAAAGACTAAATAAGCTATCAGCAAACGAGCATCAACAGATTCAGTTAGAAGACAAAATCTTAGCTCTTAATGAGGCTCAGATTAAGTTGATAAAACAAAAACTAGATGGTGTAAGCACAATCTCTGGTTTAGGATATGATTCCTTCAAGAAGCGTTATGAGGATTTACAAAAGCTATCAATGAATTACAATGATGGTGAATTAAATCTAACATTGACAAATCCTAAAATCCACCAGTGGACTGCTTACCCAGCTGAGTTAAATCCAAAATTCATGTTCTATCTTGACAGCTATGTTATTGCTGATAAAGGACGTTGTAAAGATAGAATCATTTGGATTAATACAGAGTTAGCAAAGCATGGTGATATTCCTTTGTTATTAAAGAATACACATTACAGACCATCCTTTGAGTACCAGGAGACATTTAACACATTGTCTTCTAACCAGATTAACATCTTCACTGATGGTACATTCATTCCCACAAAGATCTATGTATCATACTTGAGATATCCACAATACATCAATAAGACTGGATATATCATGCTAGATGGAGAACCCTCGTTCGATCAGGACTGTGAGCTTGAAACTTACCTAGAAGATGAAATTCTAGACTTGACCGTACAAAACCTTGCAATGTATACTGAGAACCCAGCAGCTGTTGATAGTTCAATATACAGAATCAAGACAAATGAATAAGTAAACAATTTAATTAATATATACAAATGGCTGATTTCTCATTAACCACCCTGTTTGTAGTTCCAGTAGGCAACACGTTACCTAGCACTGGTTCTACTCAAGCTTTGACTGCAGGACAATTTGGTATTTATCGTAGTGATTACACAGTGGCTAACGCTGGTAACATTACAGCAAAACCTTATTTCTATGCTGTACAAGGTCGTACAAACACTTACTTACAAGGAACTAAGCGTTCTGACAAAATCTCTTCTACGGGAACTAACGTAACTGAGTGGTATAAAGTAGTTGGTAATCCAGTTCCTGCTAACCAGGTAACTGATATTTCTAACTTTACTGTTACTCCTGGAACTGATGTAACTATCACATTACGTGGTTTCTCTTCTTACTTACAAACATTATACTTCAATGGTTTCACTCGTTCAGTGACTGTTAAAGGTGCTTGTTTAGCTTGTGGAGATAATCCTTGTGCTGATGTTGATGTTCCTGCATTAATCGATGCGTTCATTGCTAAGTTTGAAGCACATGCTCCAGGTAACAACCCTGATAACATTTACTTCACTCAGTTCTACCAATTCCAACGTATTGGTAATGATCAAAATGCAATCTTACGTATCTCGGGTAAGCCATTAACTAAATATGGTCAACCTTGCGACGTGGCTGCATTCCCTTGGGAGTATGACCGTTTCTATTTCCGTACATTCGTGTATGCTGGTCCTGCAACAACTGCTGACTTTATCGTAGCTGATTCTTGTAACATGGTTGCTGATGCTACAGTAACTCAACGTTCTTCTTATGTATCTGGTACTTCTGCTGAGATTCAACAATTAGAGAAGAACTTCTATAGCTACCAAGCTGGTTACTTAAAGCACTTATATCGTATGGTTGGATACAATGAGAACTTTGAGTCTTGGGTAACTGATGGTACTACTTATGATACTTACTATATCAAGTTTAACAACTATGATAAGTCTGCGTATGAGTGGGGAGATTATATCCAAGAAGATTCAACAGTAATCATTGCTGCTCCACAAGCTGTTTCTTCAGGTATCCAAACTGTATTAGCTGCAGCTTTAGGAACTCCTACAGGTGAAAGTGGTCCTATTACTTCTACAACAAGTACTACTACTACTATCTGGCCTTCTACTTCAACAACAACAACGTTGATTCCTTAATCAGAAGGTAAGAATCATATAACCTATGCCAGAGGGTGAGAGGATAAACTCTGTCCTCTGGCATTATTATTTTATAAAGATATGCCAACTTTAAAATTAGATATATTAGTAATCAATACATTCAATACTCTAACGTTGGGTATTGCTGATATATCCACATATCCTACTGATCCTCCTTCAGTATCATCACCTACTATTGAAATCACAGTACCTGGTTTTGATGTTGTGAGTCTTCCTTTTGTTCCTTTAGATTTCAATGTATTTAACTCAACAACATTAGGACTTACTCCTGTTGGATCAGATACATTACCTCTTCCTGATGGTGTATACTTCTTAAGATATTCAGTAGCTCCTTCATATTTAAACTATGTAGAGAAAAACATCATGCGTGTTGAGCAGATTCAAGAGAAGTTTGATAGTGCATTCATGAAGCTTGATATGATGGAGTGTGATTCAGCTATTAGAACACAAGCAAAGGTGCAGTTGAATAGTATTTGGTATATGATTCAAGGATCTATTGCTGCTGCTAATAACTGTGCTATAGACACAGCAAATAAGTTGTATGTTCAAGCTAACACTATGTTAGATAATTTCATAAGAAATAACTGCGGATGCTCTGGTAATAACTATATTGTTAATTTCCCTTAATATGGCTAATTGTAAAAGATGTCTAGTAAGAGTTGGGTGTGGATGTCAATTAGTAAATGGATATTGCTCAGCTTGTAATTATGCTGTTAAGCAAGAAGAAGCACAAGCAGCTATAAAAAAGTAATATAAAATGTTAACACCAAGACTTGTTGATTGTATTTATTGTGCTAGTATTCCTGCGTTACTAGCTGATATTGATTGTAAGCTAACAGACTTAGCTAACACTCAGTATAATAATATTGTGTTTGCTGTAAACAACTATATACCAGGAGAAGTAATTGCTGATTTAATACATTATAAACAAGTGTTGACATACAAGTTATGTAATCCTAATTATTGTGGAATGTTCACTGTAGAGATGATAGCCAGCAGAGTAAAAGTTTTAATTCATAAATAAATAAAAAAATGTCTTGCACAAACTGTTATAATGGCTGTGTTGAAATCATAGCTGATAAATGTGTTAAATATACAGGATCCAATGTTGCCTCATTAGGAATTGAAAATGGTGATAGTCTGTTAGTTGTAGAACAAGCACTTATTGATAAAGTGGTTTCTTTCTTAAACGGAACAGGTATTAACATTACAATTGCTCCTGAGCATTATTGTGCTCTTGTTAGCTCTTATCTTCCTGCAGGATCAGTGTTTACTGCTTTGCAACTATTCGATGCATTAGTTAGATCTGCTTGTAATTTACAAACTCAAGTGACTGCTGTAGCTGCTGATATTGCTACACTTAATGCTGATTATAGCATAGGTTGTTTAACTGGTGTTACAAGCTCTTCTGATACTCATGCTATAGTTCAAGCTATCATCACTAAACTTTGTTTAACTGATACAGATTTAACAGCATTAGCGTTAGATGTAGATACTAACTATGTTAAGCTTGCAGAGCTAAATACTTTGATTGCTTCTTATCAAGCATCTCTTCCAGGACTTGCTGCTAAGAACATGACTACAGGTCAAAGAGATGCTATGGTATCTCCTGCTCCTGGTTTAATCATTTTCAATACAACAACTTCTAAGCTTAATGTGTATACAGGTTATGCTTGGCAAGTTATCACATCAGTTTAAATTTTAACAATATGTCTTGTTTACCAGGAAGCCCATGCTACGGTGCTTATTATCAACCTCCAGGACTTCAAGGATGTGGTCCTTGTGTAATTACTTCAACTAGTATTATATACACAGGTCCTAATCTTCCAAACTCAGGAGTTAATAGTAATGATCCATTGAATTGTGTTTTATCAAAATTAGATGATGCTTTATCTCCAGAGAATTTAGCAACAGCATTAATTGATGCTATTGCATCTAATCCTACATTAGCTACACAGTTCTGTACATTAGTTAATAACTGTCTTT